AGTTCCTTCTATCTGCGATGTGTTCCAGAAAATCTGAGCGCCTACCGGCTCGATGTTCCCCCAGACTGTGAATGAGTTGGTTGTGACATTAGAGAATCCTGCCGAATCGTTTGGCACCGATTTTCTGAGCTCGAATGTGACCCTGTGCCTGAGGTCACCGACATTTGGCAGGTTCATAGGTGCTCCAAAACTCGGTCATAAATGATGAATCGGTCTAGCAGGTGGTCGTAATGACGAATCTTTGAATCTTGGCCCTCAGTGATGCTCCTGCGCTCGTAGAGATCGGTCACATACAACTTGATCCATGTCTTAATGCTGTCTGGAACATCATCAATGCTCGTGCAAACTGCACGCGGATCAGTGTCTTTGACGATCTCACGATCACAGACTTGTTCTGCAAACTCTGTCGCAGCCATGCCATAGGATTGAATCAGTGCATCATCAGCATCATGCTCAACTCTTAGGTGCTGTTTCAGCTCCTCGAGCGTCACCGCGATTTTCGTCATGATTCAGCTCCTCTTTCGGTTCATTTTTCTTCTTTCCAGGTTTCGGAACCTCTGCAAAACCTTCACGAATCAACATCTCAGCTGTGCCATCAGATAACACGACGATGGAGCCAGCTTCAAAACGTCCGACTACTGTCAAAACAGATTTTGTGATTTTTACTTTCATAAGAAAAAAGGGAGCGGTTTCCCGCTCCCAAACCATGACAATTCAGATTAGGCGCCAGGTTTTGTAGGCATAACCAAAGAACCACCAACCAATGCTTTCGGATGCTCGACAACCAGGGCGAGACGGCGTTCAGCACGAATCGTGAACAGATTCTTGATGAAGTCATTTTCGTTCTGGGAAGCGATGTCGATCACTGTGGACATACGGTCATAGATGGTGGCAGCCTGAGAGAAGTCACCAACAAGATATTTGCCTTCAGCCATAGAAGCAGAGGTCACAACGCGAACGCCCCATGCTGTCATGTTCTCGAAGCTGATTGACGGGACGCCATACAGATACTGATTGTTGGAGCCTTTAAGTCCTTGCAGTTTTGCCCAGTCCATAGGATTCAGCAAGATGGCGTTTGCTCTGTAGTTAGCAGCGTTCACCTTAGCGATAGACAAGCGCAGGAGGTCGAGCAGAGTGCCGGAATCACCGCCCAGGTCAGCGTAGGTGAAAGCCTGTGCAGTGTAGTTGCCATCTTTCAACAAACCGCCCAGGTTAGGAGAAGTGCCGTTTCCGTTAATGATTTGCTGTTCAACAACGAGGTTGACACCGTACACCATGCGGGAATTGATGAATGCTGCAAGTGTTGCGGAATCGTCAATCAACTGACGGGTCACTTTCGAGAAGTGGGCGATAGTCTGAACGTTAGACTGCATCAGCTCAAACGTATCAGTTGATTGCGGTTTCTGTGCAGCTTCTGCAACGAATGCAGCGTTATTCGTGAACGTTCCTTCCTTGAGGTATTCAACCGTAGTAACGGAAGTTGGCAGGTGCGGAATCAGACCTTCAATGACAAGGCTCTGATCAGGTTCTGCGAGCACGCCAGGTCTGCGATCCTTAGGAGCCAGTGTGCCAATTGCGATCGGATCCTGTGCTGCTTTATCCTTGAACACGAATGCAGCAGAACGGGCCTGTCCTTTTGCAAATGACTGATAGGAATCAGACTTGACAAAAGAATCACCGACAGTAGTCTGTTCTTTCGGAGCATCAACTTTGATGCTCTTCTGCTGAAGTTCAAGAACCTGTTTATCAATCTGAGCCTGCTTTTCTTTCAGCTCGTTGATTTCAGTGTCGTGTTTTTCAGTGTTTGCCTTGTAGCCATCTACTTTTTCTTTGACGGATTCAAGGACCTTTTCAATTTCTTCCATGATTATTCCTTTACAAATAGGAGTTGAGACGCTTCAAAGCGTCTAATTCATGTTGTTGTTTTTCCTGTTTTTCTGAATCTCTCAGATCATCAGCAAAAACCTGTTTGGCTCTGGAAACGATGGCCAGGGCCACACTTTTTGAAAATCCTGAATCCCTCAAGAGTTTCTCAAAATCTCGTACTGTTTTCATCTGTTCCACATCTTCAGATTTAACTTCAGATTTAACAGCAGTAATCTGTGCTTTTTGCTCACACGGGAATGTGCAGATTGAAATCTCACGCAGGGTGTCGATCTCTTTGTATGTGTAGCCTGGCTCATCTTCCTTTTTCTCGTAGCCATCTTTGCTGCAAGAAAAACCGATAGACAGGCCAGTGACAACACCTGCTTTCATAGCTGCATAGACATATTTTGCTTTTGGAATGTCTAGGATCAGTTGACCTTCAACCTTCAAACCTCTAGCGTTCTGTTCCAATTTTGTGTACTTCCCAATCGGAACGTCGTAACTTTCATGGTTAAAAAAAATCGGCAAAGTGCCGATCTTTTCAAGTGCTTTTGTGAATGCTCCTGGGAGAATTGTGTCTCCCTCCAGGTCAACAGAGTTGAATTTCGTAGCGTAGCCGGAGAATGTGCCAGCTTCGCTCTGATCATCAAATTTCAATTCAACATCTGATAAATCCAGCTGTTTTGAAACTTCCATTTTGTTCTCCGATTTATTGCTTAATTGGATCTTCCGGCACCGACTGACTTTGTGATGCCTGTTGCTCTCCGAGCTGGTTCACAGGCCACAAATTGCTCTGAGCTGTGAGCTGATCTGCACCATCGACAGGTGGCAGGTTTTCGAGTTTGCGCACCTCGTTGCGCGTCATAAAGCCGTTTTGAAGTGCCTTGGAGTAAGAATCGTATCTGCTCGAAACCGAGGCTCTGAGCAGGGCAGACATCTTGAATTCCGCCACGTATTTCGCTCGTTCTGCTGCTGTGAAAACTCTCTGCATGATTGCCTGTTCGACTGAACAACACAGCGGGTGAATCGTGCTCCGATAGAAAGATTCGACAATCTGCTCAATCGAGGCGCCTGATGTGCCGGATGACGAATTGATCAGAGCAGCAGGGACGCCAAACCACCGCCCAATTTCCTCCACACCGAATTGACGTGTTTCGAGCAACTGAGCATCTGCAGCAGACATCGCCACTTGTTGATACTTCATATCTGCTGGTAGGAAGTTAATCCAGGAATCCCCGTTGAACGCTCCCAGCTCTCTGAATCTGTCACGCAGTTCAACCAACTGCTGTCCCTTAATAACTCGGTCAACCGTCACAATGCCTGTGAGCTGGTTGCCGTTGCCGTAAAGGGCAGAGGCGTTCTTCTGGGCGTTCTTCATTTCGTTTGTTGTTGCTCTCATGTAGTCAAACGTACTGAGACCAACAACGCCGTTCCCCATGCCTTTCCAATGAAGAATCTGATCAGATGTGAAGTAGGTGTACTTTCCATCCTTGTTGTACTGATAGATGACCTGTCCATCCAGGACCGCGACTTCCATCTGCCCAGCGGCTAGGGGAGTGAGGCCCATCAGTGCACCGGTTCCGTCCCTATGGATTAGCGCGTAGGCGTTACCGGTAAGGAATCTGTTCATGCTCATGCACAGCCAAAAATCATGGGCTGTCATGATTTGGTTTGGATTGTGCAGCACCTGCCAAAGGCGAGTGTCACGGGCGGGAATTTTGTCCCCGTTTCTTTTTACCTCGTAGATGACTAATGGCAGTGTTGCCATCGTCTCGGAAAGTAGGTTGATACAGCTCCAAACCGCAGAAAGCTGCATTCCTGCCTCAGGCGGAATGTACGGTTCTTCCTTGTTCAGCGTAACTGAGGGAGTGCTTTCTTGGAGGCCAGAATAATCTGACAAACCTCCTCCCCAGAGACCTGAGAAAAATTGTCCAAAAAAGCTCTTGATCTTCATGTTACAAACTCAAAAATAGATTTGTGTCGGTCGCCTCTCTCTGGCCTGACTGAGCTCGATTGATAGCCATGATCAAAGCAACCACGCCATCAATTTTGTTTTCGGGGAACTCTTTGCGCGGGTAGATGTTATCTTTCGCGTCCGTGTGTGCGATCACGTTCGACATCATCCAGGTAAGCACAGGACCGCCATCGTGATGAAGCGTTCTGTCGTAAACGGCAGCTTGAAGCGATTTCATCGGGTCTGACATATTGAGCACCGTCTGGCGCACTTCAACCATTACGACACCTTCATCCTCAAGCTCTTTCGAGAGTTGCGCAGCCTGCCACGGGTCAAAATCGACCTCCTGAACATCAAACCGTGAGCAATCCTCAAGGATTGATTCTTTGACAGCGCGGAAATCGGTGACTTCACCTTCAGAAACATTCAAAAGCTCAGAGCGCTCCCAGCCTGAATACTGGCTGTTTTTGGCATTCTCAACAGCTCGCCTAGGTAGCCAGAACTGGGGAAACACATAGTAATGTGTTTTGCCGTCATCCTCCTGGCGCGGAAATACCAACACTTTCGCGCAGATGTCGATCTTGGATGCAAGGTCGAGGCCAATAAAACACGGCTGCCCCTCAAACTCATCGAGGCTCAAGCTGTGATCGGCGCATTCGTCCCACCGCCTCATGTCCATCCAGGCGCTATCAGCATTCACCCAAACATTCAAGTGCTTTGTCAGAAAGTTGTTTGCAGCAGATGACATCGCCATAGCCTTACGCTGTAGCGATCCCACGACCTCAGGGCGTACGCTGATATTCCAGTTTGGATTTGCTTTCTCTAGCGCTTCCTCGGTTGTCCAGTCATCGTCTTTGTCGATTGAGTAGATGATGCCGAATTGCGTTTCATCCTGAACAGCACCAGAAAGCACTTTCGTGACCATGCTTCTGACTTCATAGCAGATCCCTGTTTTGTCAAATCCCGCCGTTGTGATAACCCACATGAGCGAATTCAGGCGCTTGCCTAGTGACGTTTCTACAACGTCATACACAGCGCGAGTTTTGTGCGCATGAAGCTCATCAATCACAGCCAGGTGCGTATTAAGGCCATCGAGGGTAGAGCCCTCAGCAGACCTTGGCTGGAATGTACTTCCTGCGCTCGGTAGATAGAGCGCATTAGCCAGAACCTCTAATCCGAATGCGGATCTAAGATCATTGTTCATTTCGGCCATGCGTTTCGCATCACCAAAAACAATTTTCGCCTGGTCGCGAGTTGTCGCAAAAGAGTAGATTTCGGCGCCTGGCTCTTTATCAGCACACAGGCAATACAAGGCTACACCTGAGCTCAAACAGCTTTTGCCATTGCCTCTGGGCACCTCGATATACACGCGCCTGAATCTGCGCCTCCCGTCCTGCGTTTTCCAGCCAAACACCGTGGTGAGGATGAACACCTGCCACGGTTCGAGGTGGATACGCTGGCCCGCTAGGTTCCCTTTGACATGGGTCAGGCACTCAATGAACTTGCAAACTCTGTTTGCAGCCGTCTCATCGAAGTGAAAACCTCTGAGGTTCTCTAAATCGTCGAGCTGTCTCTTAACCGCTTTCTTGACCCACTCGCAGGTCAGAATCCTGTCATAGATGACATCAAGGCAATATTGATGTGCAATCTGTACATAATCTCTCTTAGTCATCTAAAAACGGATTCTCCGATTCTGTTTCATTCGGCTGTGCTCGTACTCGTGACCTTGAAATAGGCGTGAAACCTAATTCACGTTCACAGGCGAGCATCAGCTTTTGAACATTGATCAGTGCTGAAAATGTTGGAGACAGTGAGCGAATCCCTGAGTTTGCAGAAGTCTGCTCAATGTCGCCAGCCTCAACAGCCTTGGAAAGTTTTCTATACAGCGCATAGTTCCGGCACCACTTTTCCAAAACTCCATGATCCAGAGCAGTGAGGAATCCTTCCGGCGCAACTTTCACCGCCATCATCCACGCATCCCGTGCATCAGACGTGAGGCCAGGTGGCGGTAGCGGGTTCAACTTTTCGTTGATAGTCCACTCGTGCGAATTTTGTCTGCATTTTTGGAGTGTCCCTTTAGCAGCCTTTTCCGCGTCTGATTTGCGTGGCCGTCCTGCCATAAAACCCTCCGAAACTCGCGCGCACGCGCGCGAACTTTTCATCAAAAATTTCGATTTTTCACGGTGCCTCACACAAAATTTCGTTTTTGCATTTTGCACGTGCAAAAAATTGAGTGGGGGCGCGGTCTAAGAGGCCTAAATCGCAATGTTTTACCCGCCCCTACCTCTTTTGTTACCGAAACCGCCATCCTCTCTCGCAGTTTTTGTGTTGTGACACGTTTCACAAAGTGCTTGCCAATTCGATTCATCCCAGAACAATGATTTGTTTCCCTTGTGTGGGATGATGTGGTCCACGACAGTGGCCGGAGTAATGCGTCCCTGTCTCTCACACTCTGCACACAGCGGATGATCTGCGAGGAATGATAGGCGAGCACGTCTCCAGGCTGTGCCGTACCCTCTTTTTGCTGAGGAAACTCTATTCCTGTCTTTGTAGCGATTAGCTTCTGTTTTATGTTTAGAACAGTAGCGTTCGCCTTGGCTGACTAACTCTTTACAGCCTGGATAATTACAGAGGTGGAGTGGCATAGGTATTGGTGCTGGGGATGTCGCTCCCAGCTGGCGGTACTACTCAAATGAATCGAGCAACAAAAAACCGAGCTGGTTAGGGCTCGGTATTCTTTCCTTCCTTTTGGGCACACCAAAGGTCGCCAGAGGGCGAGGGTTATCACGAAGGACAGGGCTAAATTGTTAACTCGATTATAGATCAAAGATTTTCTAGTTGTAAATCCTTCTGTATCTGCTGCTCTGTATAGACACGTTCCTGAAATGCTTTGAGGTTGATTTCCTGCCAGACGCGCTCGTAGTCTCTTCGAATCCCTGCCTTTCTTCTCAGTGTCCGATAGTCATACTCTGTGCCGAACACAAAAACTTTGATGTTGTTTTTAACCATCATCCCTCCGATGTTCTCAGGCATTTTGGCCCATACATACTGAAGGAAATCGGCGTCCCTGTAGTCTGGTGCAGGTTGTGGCGGTTCTCTGTTGCGCAGTTCTTCCGCTTCTCGCCAGTACTGTTCCTCATCCGTTTCAGGCAATCTGTCTGCAAATGCTCGGAGGTACTGGCAGATGTCGAATGTCGAAGAATGCCTCAAGATTCTCCGATCACCGTAAACCCTTCGCCAATTAGTGAGCCGTTCAAGAAATGATTCTTCGATCATTTAACCTCCTCGCGAATGAGCCGGAAAAGTTCATCAATCGGCAGAATGGCGAGCCATTGTTTTCTGTCTGCTCTGCATACAACAATCGGGCGTTCTGCAACATCACATCCTGCCGTGGCCTGGCTCATCCAGTCGTAGATGTTTCCTATCGCTGCACGTCTTTTTACTTCGATGGAGTAGGGTTTGAGTTTGATGTCTGCACCGCCATCGCGGGTCTGTTGCAGATTCCTATGAACCTCAATTCCGAGGTTTTCAAAAATCATGTCGCAGATTTCGCGTTCACCAGCAGCGCCTTTGGTTCTCTGTGCTTTGCTCATGCTTTCTCCTGGTGTCGTCTTTCGTTTTCGTCTTCAAGGTCAGCAATCGCCATCCAAAGATATTCGAGCTCAATTCTTAGCTCGCAGTTCTGATTAAAAACAAACGCTGCCACACACAAAATGGCGATGTTGATTAGAGCCAGAACGATCAAAGCATTCTCTATTGTGGATAAATCCATGTTGTTTCTCCATTGGTTGAATATTGTTTAAACATCCGTCTAGCGTCTCTGAGCGATTAACTCTGCATGGACGCGGTATCTATCGAATTGCGAGAAAAATGCTCTCCTACGCTCAATACGCTCGTCCGTGTCCCGTTCAAACACTGAGCACCTGGTGAACGAGATCGGGTAGCACTCAATTCCGCCTCCCTTTTGTTTGTTGTGGCACCAAATGTGCATATCGCCAAAACTAGAAACCGGAGGGACATGCCTTTTTCCCGCCTTGTCCACCCAGTAACTTTCAGCAAACTTGCAGTACAGACAGCATCCGGTCATAGAAACTTTCTCCAATCCTGCACAGCGGTACAAAACGCCCAGAAAACAATCATCCAATGCAGTAATGGAGTTTTCTCTTGATTCCAGGCGACTAGTCCTGCATAAGCGCCAAGGGATATCGTGAATTTGAATAAAAATCGTCCAAATTTGTTCCAGTTCATTGCGCACCTCAAAAATAAGTCTCAGCGTCCTGCTGTCTCTGAGTAGCCCGCTGTTTAAGCTGATGGATGTAAGCTGTCAGAGGTGAGATTTCCTCAATCTGCTTGTCCTTCTGGCTGGCTTCGCTCTTTGGGTACATTCCAGGCTTTACCACATTGTTTTTGACCCATTTTTTGATGCGGTTGCCTAGGTCATAAGCTGATTCATCCCTGTAGTAGCGTTTTCCTTCTATAGGGATGCACGGGATATTTGTCTTTGGGCACAGTTCAGGAATTCCGATTGAACAGAAGTAATCGGTCAAGCTCTGGATGACGTGAGGATGTTTGAGCGTTGAGTTGTAATCATCAATGAGTCTCCAATCGCGTTGCAGGTTTTCCGCCAGTTCGATCAGGTCTCTGTATTGCAAAAGACCGGCAGTGACTTGAGGAAAATACTTCCCCTCAATACCTTCATGGAACTCACAGACATTGATCCCTTGTGCCAGCTGTCCACTCCATACCATGCATGGACAGCCATTGGCTGAACACAGCTTTTCAAAAACCTTTGGTTTTGGAAGCTCCTGTTTCTCCTGTTCTTCCTGGAAGTCAATGTTTGTTCTTTTTCTTCTAGCGGTCATGATATTTCCTATCGCAAATTTTCTCGAAGTTGTTTGCCTTGGTTATCCACTCAAGGTCTGCTCTAAACGTTCTGCCGTCTTTCTGTTTGACCTGGCCCATGAGAAATTTGGAACGTCCTACAAACTCAAAGAATCGTTTGAAAAAGTCCAGGCCATCAGCTTCGGATTGAAAGCCTTGATCAAGTGCCATCTCTCGCCAGCGTGCAGCAAGATTGTTGACACGTGATGCTGATGTCCAGATTCGTACAGGTGGAAGTCCAGGCAGGCACTCGTGATACAGGTCAATTAGTTTTTGCTGAGGGCAGTGTTTTGAGACCTTGAGGGCTTTTTGTTCCGGTGTAAGCTCTTTTTCGACTGGTTCAGTCAGAGTGAATTCATCGTTTTCTACTGGCGCGGTTTTCTGTGTGTCGGTAGGAGCTGATTCAGCTCTATCGACACAAATAGTATTTACTGTTTCTTTTACTGTTTCTATTACTGATTCGTGACCCAAATTTGGGTCATCCACACGACCCGTTTTTGGGTCATCGGAAATTCCGTTTTTGGTACAAGACCCGTTTTTGGTACTACCAAATTTGGTACTACCGTTTTTGGTACTAGTACCGTTTTCGGAATTACGAGAAACCGAAAGATTAAGAACGTAATTGTTGGACGAATTCAGAACACGTCTTTCACGTCTAATGAATCCTTTTTCTTCAAGGTAAGTAAAGGCCTTGTAAACCGTCTTTTTGTTGAGCTCCGTTTCCATGGCGATTGCATCCGCGCTCGGATTGCATTGTCCAGTTTGTTCATTTCGGTGATCGGCTAGACAGCGCAAAACACTCTTTGCTGCTGAATTGCCGACAAAGAGCTTTCTCACTGTGTCCGAATCTTGCCAAGACATGAGGCACCATCATTCAAAAATGTCAGGGCGTAACTCTTTGCGAGTTACTGCGCCGAGTGTTGCCTGCTCAATGAGCTTGCACTTGTCAGCAGGGGGACGCTGTTTGCCTCTTCTCCACATACTCACATTGGAGGTGGGCACACCAACTGCCTGAGCAAGTTTCTTTGCAGATCCTCTTCCCACCTGTTTCAGGAATTGATCCAAAGTCATTGATTACTCCGTTTGAAGTTACTAAATTAGTAATCAGCATAAAAGCAAATTAGTAACTTGTCAAAAGTCAATTTAGTAACATTGTTACTGAGGAGAGTAATCATGATTTCGATCAGAGATATTCGGCGTGACAATCTGCAACGTTTGGTTGAACGTTACGATTCAATGAAAAGCCTAAATGAGATCCTGGACCGAAAGGACAATCATTTGACACAGATCCTGAATCAATCAATGAACACTGCAACTGGAAAACCTAAACAAATGGGGGACCGGCTGGCGCGTGATATTGAAAAGAAGCTGAATCTAGGTTTTGGCTGGATGGATCAGGATCACTCAGCAGAACCGCCAGAACCCAAAAACATCGTCACTCTGGACAGGCTCGATGTTGAAGCAGGATGTGATCCTTCTGGTGGCCCTGCTTGTACTGATGTTGCTGTAGTCGAACGTATTCAGGTCAGTGTTGATTGGTTTAAGCAGAATATTTCGCGTTTTCGCACAATAGGCCATCAACTGGTTACCGCTCGCGGGGATTCTATGGAACCGACAATTAACTCTGGCGATATTGTTGTTGTCGATGTCAGAGATACAGACGTAACCCAGGAGGGCATTTTCTGCCTGAATTACGGTGGTGGCGTGACAATCAAGCGGATTCAGGTGTTGCCTTTTGGAGTTGAGTTTATTTCAGACAACAAACTCTATAACTCGTTTGTTCTAAAGGGCCAGGAGCTTGAAGCGATAAAAATCATTGGGCGTGTTGTAACTGCACTGTGCGTTAAAAAATTCCCTCATGGCATTTGAAAGGAATTCTCATGAAAAAAGCACTCAAATTTATCCTTGCACTGGTTGCATATTCATTTTTCTTTTTCGTTGTCATGGTTTTTGCTTTTGCCTGTACCAAGCAAGATGAACAAGGTTTGCTGCTGGCGATGGCGGTTGCGCTCGTTGCAACGTTTGGACTGAGATATTTCCTTAAACACAGAAAATCAAAAACTAATGCAGACCTGGTTGTTTCCTCTGTAGATGAATCAAAACCGACACCCACAAAAAATCAGATAGTTGCTGCCACTGATTCCGCCAGGAGGCTCCTAGAAGAAATTAAACATTCAGACAATCCATACAAGCTGTACAGCGATAAATCTTCAGAGCTTGACCAGTTTATAAACGATGGGGCACAAATAAGCAAAGAGGAATTAGGAGACACTGTTCGAGCAATCGCTCGCGGTTTTGGTGTTCGCAGGGAACTGCCTCCCCCAGACTGGAACGGTAACGTTGCAGAATCGTGCCCATTCGTTTTACAGCGCAACGAATCTGGAATATATGCAGCTCCCTACAAGCGCTCAAATACATACAAAAATGAACGTAGTTACCAAGCAGGATCCCGTGGCATTGGCATTCGTGTTGCAAAGGGTGTTTCTTTTCGAGTTGGTCGGATAGCAGGAAAATCGGTAACAGAAGAGGTTCCAGTCGATACTGGCAGCGGATATGCTTTGGTTACAAACAAGAATTTTTATTATTTTTTGAATGATGAGGTGAGAAAGATGCCTCTTACAAAAATCGTAGGAGTTGAGGCCGTAGGAAAGTACTTAACAATTACACCGGATGGAAGCAGGGCCAAACCAATAGAGTTTGTTTTCAAGGAATCAGAGGATGCAAAACTTTTAGCTGATTTGATCAAAGTTCCTTGGTAAACAGTTCCCGCATAAAAACCGCCTTAGGGCGGTTTTTTGTTGCCTAAAAAACACAAGCATTTTAGTAGGTACAAAAATTATTTTTTTA